TAACAGGTGGTGGCTCAGTAAGTGCTGCTACATTAAATTGGACTGCTACGGCTAACACTACCTACTCGTTTATATTGAGAACAATGGTAAATGGCTACGTGCAGGACTATCCTTTGTCTTTTACGACAGGAGCGTCACCAACAAATGATGATATTGGTGAGGGTATTAGGGATGCTGTAAATGCACTACCTTCAAGTCTAGGTCTTGCTACAGTTGTTTACACTCCTGCCGCTACATCAATAACAATTCAAGGTCAAACAAACTACTACTTCGGAGTCGATGCTTTAGTAAACCTAACTGCAAGTGGTATTACGCCAAGCCCATCAGGGTCTTCAAGCGCAACATTTTCAGACGGAAAGTACACCGTAACTTGGGATTTTACAGATGATGGGATATCGCACTCCTCAGTTACAGAGTCTTACTTTTTATGCAACGTAGAGTGCTGTGTAAGGGGCAAGATGTCGGCTATCGATATAGACTGCGACTGTACGGGAGACAAGGCAACAGATGCTGCTATAGAGTCTATGCTCATGTTGCAAGGAATAAAGGCTGCTGCCGCTTGCGGAAAAGACGCAAAGGCAGATAAACTGCTTGTAGGATTACAGGCTATATGTAATAATGATTGTAAAAGCTGTTAAAAAATGAGTTGTAATTCTTGTTCAAATATAACACTACCTGGAGTTGTAGGACCTGCTGGTACTGCTGGTGCTAACGGGTCGGATGGAAGTGACGGAAACGATGGTGTTTTTGGTGGATATTCTGTACAATGGCAGTTTGAAACAGACATATTAGCACCACCTTCTTCTGGGTATTTAAAGCTAAATAACGCAACGCCTGCTTCTGTTACTGAACTTTTTGTTCACGACACAGCTAAAGACAGTATCGATGCCAGTTCTTTTTTAGCTTCATTTACCGCAAATAACAACCCTGGGAGTTATGGTCTTATAAGAATATTTAAAAGAAACTCATCTACTGTTTTTTGGTCAGGAAAGGTGACAGGTGTAGTCAATAGTGGAAGTTACTATACTCTTTCTGTTACTCCAATACTTTCAAATGGTACTTTTTCTGCTGATGATGACTTAGTTGTTTCTTTTGTTTCAAACGGAGTTTCATCTGAAGGTGTTCCTGTAATTGATATTGATACGTCATCGCATCCCCACACGACCACAACGCCTACTGCTGTTAAAACAACAAACATTCCCGATAATACCATAGGAACTGTAGGGGATTTTATAAAAGTAAAGGGTAATATTTTGACAGATAAGGTTGATGGATATTACCCTACCATTGAAGTTAAGTTTGATGGAAATATAATGTTTGTGTATTTCATAGGAAGTCTTGGTGGATCTATTGGAGATATGTTGGGTTTGAGGTTTGAGATTGATTTAATAGTCACCGCAACAAATACAATAACACCACACATAAGGCTTGAAGCAATGGACGATTCAGACGTGGGTAACAAATATATGTATGGTAGGATTTCACAATCATTAGACGGTGTAATTGACGCTTATCAATCTCCCATAACATTAGACTCAGGAGGTCCGAGAGCAATAACTGTTGAACTTACCTCAGATAACACAAATACCGTAGCATTAACATACTACGAGGTCACTAAATATTTGAAAGAATAACGATGTCAAAAAGAAAATCTTCAATACACGTAACAGTATCGTCTTCAGGTACTTACAATGTAGATGTGTCTCCGAATACATTTCCTCCAACAGGGCTTCAGTTAACTAAATTATCTTACGTTTTCAGTGGGGCTGCTACAGCTCCTTATACAATTGTACCTACAGGGTCACCATCTAAAGATACATTTGTAGAGATTGTATGGAACGCAAACCTAAGTATTGGGGCTTCTGCCTTGCAGATTTTTGGCGTTAGCGTTCCTGATGAACTAATAGCTTCAAAATTTATAGCAGAGTGTCTGTACGATGGGGCTGCTTGGATTGTGACCATAAGACCTTCTTTTGATGAGTTGGGGATTATCGGGTCACACAGACTTGCATCCGACTCAGTAACGACTACTAGTATTGCTGACGATTCAGTAACGCTTGCTAAGATGGCAGGACTTGCAAAGGGTAATATTATTTATGGTGATGCATCTGGTGACCCTGCGATTGTTAATTTAGGTGCTGTTGACGCAAACTTAGTAGTTGGAGATGCTACCAACGGAGTGGCTGTTGTCGCTATGAGTGGTGATGCTACCATTGCTAAGACAGGAGCGTTGACAATTGCAAGCAGCGCAGTAACAACCGCTAAGATTGCTGACGATGCGGTTACTTCCGCTAAGTTAGATGATGACTCAAACAAAACTCAGGTTGTAATACCAACATCTTTTGAAACTGCTGGTGAGATTGGAGTGTTGGAGTATAAGATATGTTTCCCCTGTACTATTGAGGCTATCCACGGCACAGTAACAAAGCCGTTTACATCAACAGGAACTCATATATTTAAGGATGACACGGGAACTGTTCTTACGGGATCTCAAATTGATATGTCTAACGCTCTTACTCTTGGTAATATAGTTTCAACAACACCTACCGCTAACAATACATTTGTAGCTGGAGATGTAATTAAAATTGAGACATCTGTTTCTGGAGCCGTAGGTGGAAGGTCTACAATCGTACTATGTATGCTTAAATCATAATGGCTTACGATATACAGAATAAGAACCTAGAGCTTCTTATCTACGACAAGGTAGGTAAGAATATTAACTATTACCCTAAGTCAGAACTGTCTGTATCTGCTGGTAATGGAAGAATAAACATTACCCAAACTGTAGGGGAGTCAGTAAGCACTATATTTAATCAGGAGGCATCTATGATAGACCAGCCTTCTACCAACTCAATATACGACCTTGTAACTACTATTAAGGGTTACATAGGAACAGAGTCACCAGACTCATTCTCAGGCGGTTGGGCAGACTATGCGGATGTTGCTACGACAGGAACACCGATAGCTGTAAGTGCTGTTCCTGCCGTCCTTACAAATGACGGTTTAGGGGTAGATACAAACACCGCATACCTACCTATAGGAGGAAACGGAATAGCTCAACTTTGGAACACATCTTCCAACGGGTTTGACTTTAGCGACCTTAATGTAGGTGATATGGTTGACATTAGGATGGATATTAGTGTGATTATCGCCTCAACGAACACAGTAGTTGACGTTAATCTTGTAATGGGTAGCGGTGGCTCAGTTGTAGTTCCTTTTATCTCTGACCAAAACTACAAGGCAACGGGAACATTTGAAGTTATCCGATACATGGGTATATACATCGGTAGCGAAGATGTAAGAGATACTTTGGCTCAGTTAAAAATTGAGGCAGACAAAGCCTGTACGTGTACGGTACACGGGTGGTACATTAAAGCAATAAGACGAGGATGATATTTAATCAATCCAATATAACGAACAGAACGGTATTGGCGAGGTGTTGCTTCGCTGATATGGTTATTGATATGATGGAGGCTCGTGCTATCGGAGATACCGACACATACGAGTGCAAGAAGAGAAAGGCAATGTTCCTGAACTATGCTATAGGGGAGATGTGTACATACATTGACGAGGGCGTATTCACGTTAAACCAAGACGAGGAGACGGAGGTTTCTTGCTTCAAGGACTCTGTAGCCAAAAAGTTTCTCGGACAGATGGATGCCTTGTGTGGATGTCCGTGTGGATGTTCAGACGCAAAAATATTAGACGATAATCTACCTAAATACATTTAAAATGTCAAAATTATCACCAGGCGAAGTAGAAAGCCTAAATCAATTAAGAAAAGTCTCTGGTACAGGTGGCTTTAAAATGCTTACAGGTACAGGCGCACACTCTTCGTTGTCAGGATACGCTATTGTAGCCAATACCGATACTGTGTTTACAGTGTTTAACATTGATGGAGTAGTAAAGCTTTCTCATCTTGGTCTAAGCGGTATAACCGTAAAGGCAGGGGCATACTTACCCGTTCCTGAAGGTAGCGCAATAACCGATATCACAATGGCTTCTGGAGACTGTTTAATCTACAATCAATAAGAGATGTCTTTAGGTATAGGTGTACCTTTTAATTTTAATAAATTAGGTGGTGGTGGCGGAACACCCCCATCAAGTCCCGACTTCATTTCAACTTGGGATACAACTCAAGCTGGTTCGGCAAGTGATACTATTGTTCTACCGATGACTGCTGGTAATACAGTTCATTGGGGCGATGGAAATACAGACACGACCAACACACACACCTACGCTTCGGGCGGAACTTACACTATTACTATAGAAGGTGCAGTTACTACGTTTCGATTTAATAATAGTGGTGACAGAAGAAAGATAACTGATGTAAGCAATTGGGGCGGATTTGATATTTCAAATACTTCAATATTTCGTGGATGCAGTAACCTTGATGTGTCAGCAACAGATGCGCCTACAGTTACAACAACAGATTTAAGTAATACGTTTAAATCTTGTACTTCTTTAAGCAATCCAAATCTTTCAAGTTGGGATGTTAGCGGTGTGCTAAAACTTGGTGCTTCTTATCAACAAGGTATATTCACATCTTGTACTTCGCTTGTCAACCCAGATTTGTCTGGTTGGGACACATCAAATGTGACCCATATGTATGCTGTTTTTTATAATTGTAGCAATTTTAATTCGCCATCAATTAGCAATTGGGATGTTAGTTCAGTATTATATTTCGGGAACAATGCAGATTGGGCTACATTTGGACTTTGCACATCATTTAATCAACCATTGAATTGGTCTATTAACACGGTTGGTTCTGTAAATATGAGTTATATGTTTTATGGATGCACTGCGTTCAATCAGTATTTAGATTGGGATGTTAGTCATGTAACTTCGATGAAGGCTATGTTTAGAAGCTGCACATCCTTTGATCAAAATATTGGCTCGTGGAATACTGGTGCAGTTACCACTATGACCGAAATGTTTCAGTCAGCCACTAACTTTAATAACGGTGGTTCACCTGATATTGATAATTGGGATGTTAGTTCGGTTACAATTTTTGGTGGTGCTTACAATGCTGCTATGTTCTTAGGCGCAACATCTTTCAATCAGCCAATAGGAAACTGGGACACGTCAGCAATGACCCAAGCAATTGCTATGTTTTCAGGTGCATCGTCATTTAATCAACCAATCGGGACTTGGAACACATCTAACTTGATATATGCTGGTGGAACTTCTCAAACTAATTGGGGAATGTTTTATAATGCAACTGCATTTGATCAAGATATAAGTGCGTGGGATGTAAATCAAATTACAAGACTTAGTTCCTTTATGAGTGGCGTTACCTTATCGACTGCAAATTATGATGCACTATTGATAGCGTGGGATGCACAAGGTGCTATGTCATTTAGCGGAACGGTTAACTTCGGTGGCAGCCAATACACATCGGGAGGAGCAGCAGAAACTGCAAGAACAAGTTTGATAGCTAAATGGGGCGCAATAACAGATGGTGGAGCAGCATAAAAAATAAAAGATGAACGAGATAAAATACCCTGAAGTACGAACCTATTACATCTGTTTCGATGACGAGCGAACCGAAGTTAAAAGCTACGGATGGGTAGAGCCTAACCAAGTGTTTACTACCATTTGGATATTCGATGAATTTACAGACGAAGCACAATGGGCTGCTGAGTTATTAGAATGGGGAATAGTTCCCGAAATTGATGAACAAGGAAACCTAGTGTTATGAGCCTACTAAGAGATACAAATAACAATCTAAGCAGTAAGAGGGTGGCAGGATACGCTGTCCTCTCAGTTGTTTTATTTGCATTTGTAGGTGACTTGTTTGAGAAGCTTGTGATAAACGAGAGCGTGGCTAACACGTTAATTATGTCTGCTGCTGCTTTATTAGGTATCGGCACATTTGAAAAGAAACACTAATGTCTCAAAGTAAAGTTGAAATATTGTCAAACACAGTTGATACATTTGGAGTAATCCTTTCCTTTGTTTGGATAGCAAAGTTTAAAGAGTCATTAAGTTTATATATCTTAATTGCGACAGCCATATCTTTAACAATTACTGTTGGTATTAAGATTTACAATCTGTTTAATTCAAACGAGGAGAATAAAAAGGTTTAGTTGGAGAAAAAGAAGTGGTGTGAAATCAGCCCTGTTGAGTGTGATAAGAGATGTTTGAGGACAGGAACGTGTTCAATTAAGGGTAAGACACCTAAAAAGAAAGATAGAGATGAGTTGGAAAGACTACCCTAACTTTAGCAAAGAAGAGTTTGACTGTAAGCACTCAGGGAAGAACGAGATGAAGCCTGAGTTTATGGCTATGCTACAGAGCCTTAGAACTAAGTACGGTAAGCCTATGCGTATTACATCTGGCTACAGACACGAATCACACCCTATAGAGGCTAAGAAGTCTCGTCCAGGCGCACACGCTACAGGGCAAGCGGCTGATGTAGGTGTAGATAGAGGGGATGCTTACGATGTCTTAAAAATCGCATTTGAGATTGGATTTACGGGTGTTGGTATACAGCAGAAAGGAGGCGGCAGATTCATACACTTGGATAACATTGAGCCTGACAATAAAGACTTCCTCAGACCAACTGTTTGGAGTTACTGATGAAAAAATTTGAATTTAGAGTTTTATTTATCACAACATTAGGGCTTTGTCTGCTTGTGATAGCAATGGGTATGAGAATAGAATCACTACAAGATGAATTGGATACTAAACAACAACATAGTAAAACATCTACTGAAGACGTACCTACCGTATCTGATAGCCTTTCTGATGGGGGTTATTGTTGCATGGAAAGGTTGCGGTGATACAAGCGGCAAGCCCGTTACCACTATCATAGAAAAACCAGTCCCGACCATTGAATATGTTGACAGATGGCGAACAGACACCGTTAGGTTTGTATCTAAGGAGTTTGTTACCGTAATGGATACAATCACCTCGGAGATAATAGTTAATCGCTTAGACACGTTGTTTTTAGTAGACACCGTTAGCATCGTTGAGGCTTGGCTAACAGAGATAGCTAAGTACGATACTACTATAGACCAAAAAAAAGCCAGTATTTCTTTAAACTGGCAAAACTACCAGAACAGGTCTGAGAATCTAAAGGTAACCTACACACCTAAAAAGACTCCGTTAAAATGGGCATTGGGTATTCACGCAAACGCTGGTCTTTTAAGTAACTTCAAGAATAGATACGTCCCCCTTATGGGTGTCGGTCTACAGGGTACTGTTAAGAATGGATACTACGGTATTGACTATGGGTTTAATGGTGACCACTACATTGGGTTAAGGGTAGGCAGGAACTTCATCTCAAGATAGTTCGTATCTTTGATGCATGAGAGCATCTACATTTATCTGCACGAACATCGAAGAAATTGAAATGGCAAAGGAAGAGAATGAGAAGCTTAATCTTCCATCTCCACCGCCACTTCCAAAACCAAATTACGAAGAATCAGTGGGTTGGTTTCACATAGAAGACGTCACAAGAGCTTACACTAGAAACATCAACAACAAAGCGGTGGCATCCCTTGTGTTCTCAGACGGGTCATACATGGACGTTAAGATGACATCTGAAATGGAGGATATGCTAGATATTCTTTTTAGAAATACCCTTTAGTCTATCTACAGCACGTAGGTCTTTACTTACCATTATTCCTGGGTCTATCTCAAAATACTTAGAGAAGAATGTAATCTCTACAAGTGTAGGGTAAATTGCGTGTACCTCCCCCCACTTGTATAGCCTTCTTATAACAAATTTAAGCCCCATCTCGTTTAGCCATCTAACCATCTCGGTTACCTTTACGCCCTTCTTCTCGCACATATATAAAATATTGTCCTTGAACTGCCCTGCAAGTTCCTCAGACTGGTCGAACGCCTCCCTTGTCCAAAGCTGATTACGAGACTGCATCCTCTCGTACACCTCATCAGTTATGGTTAGCTTTATTTTTTTCTTGTAAGCCATATTTAAAGATAATAAAAAGCCCCATCATTACGACAGGGCTTCTTAACTAACTGATAATCAGATACTTAAAAGGGTAGCGAATCCTCATCGTATCCTGCCGCTACTGCCTCTGGCTGAGTTGACCTCTTCTCCGTTCCACCAAGCATAGTCATATTGAATGCCTTTACTTCGGTATTGTACCTGTCGTTCCCTTCTTTATCTTGCCACTTACGTGTGGTAATACTCCCCTCAATATATAATTTGTCTCCCTTATTTACATACTTCTCAACGATGTCTACAAGCTTTCCGTAGATAACGATGTTGTGCCATTCGGTCTTCTCCTGGCGGTCACCGTTTTTATCCTTGTACTTCTCAGACGTTGCCATAACAATGTTGGCTACCTTGCCGTTTGTTAATTGCTTAACCTCTGGGTCTTTACCTACGTTTCCGATTAGGATTACTTTGTTTACTGAACTCATTTTACTTTGATTTATTTAACTGATTTTCTGATTATATTTTCCGTAGCCTTGTCGATATCGTACATCTCAAGTGCTTTATCTATTGATCCTTTAGGTGTATAAATCCATTTAAGTAGTTTGTTGTACTCAGCAGTACCTGCCATTACCTTTTTCTTTACTCCTGCCTTCTTCTCTACAGTGGTTGTCTTCCTTGGATTTACAGTAGAGTGAGTGTTTGTTGTGTCAGGGTCTTTGTTATCGTCAATCAACAGAAGCCCATTCAAAGCATACTTGCGAGCGTACGAGGAGGAGGCTCCAAAACACTGCCCAATACTCATCCCTTTTTGGTTAACATCTATCCCTGCGTACCCCTCTGAGGAGGCTATTAAAAAACGCTCTTTTGTTTTGGGGTCTATAGTAAAAATAGTTGCGTGTGCTTCCGTGTATGGTATCCCACATAGTTCGCTAACCTTATCGGTTAGATTTAAGCAAAGACCATGCTTGTCAAGTAAAGGCTTTACAGCCTCAAGAATTTGCTCTACAGTTCGATATTTATACCCTCCAAACTTATTAAGCTCGGTCTTAGGAACATTGAGTTCGTTCTGTAGTTTTATTAGTTTTTCCATTGCGCTAAAGTATAATTATTAGATGATATATCCTATTTCTCGGTCAATTTTTTCAAGCTCTACACCTATAGTGAACTCGTCTGGCTTGTTGATTCTTACGTCCAACATTTTAGTGTTATTGTTGGCACGTTGGTAGTATCTCATGTATCCATTCGCTGGGAACTCAATCTTCTCAACAGACTCCTTTCTGAACTCATTCTTTATCTTATTCTCAAGTTCACGCTTCTCTTTCTCAAGCTGTTTTATCATTGACTTAACTGTCTGAAGGTGCTTACACTGCATTAGTAGGTCTTCATCTCCCTGCATTATCTCTTGCTCCACCTCGTGTGTCTCTGATATAAACGCTGAGTAGTGTTCGTTGTCGTTAGGTTCAGGCTCAAGGTGTTGGATAACTCCCATCCAGTCATCGTACTTGTCGTATTCTCCGTCTTCTTTAGCCTGCTCGGCTTGAATAAACGCCTGTCTTCCTTGTATAACTCTCTTCCAAAAGTCATAGGTGCTTTCGGTTATCATCTCAATGATTCCCTCGTTACGTTCTATTGGAAATACCTTAAATCCTCTTCCGTCAATCAGTATAGCAATCTCAGCGTAGTCGCACTCCATTATCAACATCTGCTGATGAACCTGTATTATGTACATATCAGGAACGCCATCATACTTCTTGTAGACAAAACCATTCATAGTCTTTATCTCAAGTGGACAAGGCTTGGTAGTTATCTCGTCAGACAATGTTCCGTCCTCGTTTAGCTTACGTGAACCCTTCTCAATAACCCTGTCCAGGTTGCAATACAGGTGTGGGTACTTAGGGTTCTGTACGAATCCCACAAGATGGTCAGCCTGGCGTATAATATTTCCACTCTCAAACTGCTCCATATACCCTTCCTCAGTTCCGTCATAGTAACGCCAAAGGTTAGCAACATATTCTTCTTGGTGTATCCCATGAAATGCAGGTGGAGACATAAAGTTCTCTGATTCCATTGTTCCTACCTTCTCGTGGTACAACTGCATCGGTGTAGGTTTGTAAGGACTTATGCCACATACGATGGCGGCAGACGATGCTCCTAGACCGTTTTTTCTGTACTCGAACCACTCAGGGGTTCTGTCTTTAATTTCTGTTACCCATTCTTTCTTAATCATACTGCTAATTTAGTTTTTGTGTTCGTAATCTATTTACGGTCTAAAACTTGCCCTTGTATTCAAGTATTTTTTTTAAGATAAACCTATCTCTACTTACATTGGACAAAGAATCTATTTTATCGTAATAATTCCCAGACCTTATTTTTCTCCAATCTTCTATACCTAAGTCGTGAGACTCAATAAATATCATTTTTCTCCAATACGATGGGCAGCTATTTTCTCTTAGATATGATTTTTTTTGCCACCATATATCTTTGTCAAACTTTTTTATTATTTCTTTATAAGTCATTGTTTTTGTTTTTAAAATGGGACTTCCTCTTCGTCATCATTATACGGAAGCCTTGCGTTAATCATAGCCCTACTGTTAGGTACTGTGTATGCATTTTCATCTCTCTCTAAGGGGTTAATCTCATCGTCATAGAATCGACCTTTCATCACATCGTATGTGAGCATAGCCTCTCCAGTAGTCCCGTTCAACTCCTTTTTCTTAATCTTCTGAGAGATAAACAGAGACGTAGAGTCTTGTGGTTGTGAGTTGTAGAATGGTCTGTGAAACATGATAATGTTGTCAGCCTTGTTATTCCACATAGCCCCACCTGCAAAATCATACACCCTCGGTGTCTTGTAGTCACCTGTACGCTCATCCTTCTGTATGGAGCTGTTTGGGTGTGCTACAATCACCATGTAGACATTATTCTCCAAAGCAAACTTCTTCTGTACTCGGAAGAAGTCTTCAAGATACTGATCGTCACGCATTCTTGTACTTCTATCACGGTATATCGCATTAAACGGGTCAATCATACACCCATCGATGTTGTGCTTAATCATCGTCTCTACAAACTTTCTGTTGATGTAGTCCTGACTTGGCATCTCTTTCTCAGGGTAGATGAAGAAAAACTTGTCGTTAATCTTCTCAGCAGCCTTGCGGTACTCATCCTCGGACATTTGGTTCTGATGATGCTTGTACGGTGACTTCCCCACCATAGCGTGAATCAATTGGTTGTAAAAGAACTTAGGTGGGTACTGTTCGGGAGAGAATATCGCCCACTTATACCCGTCCATCAAAGATTTCATAAGCATTAGCTGTAGCATCATCGTAGACTTGCCGAAGTTACCAATACCACCTACAATCGTTATCTCACCACGCATCCATCTAAACCTTTCGTCAATACCTGGAAAGTGAGTTGTCTCACCCTTCTGATTTCCAGAGTGAAAGTCCTTGAGCATATCGTCAAAGATGTCGTTAAGGTATATCACATCCTCAAGCGGTCCGTCTAATGATTCAAGCTTCTCCTCTATGCTCTCCCTTGTTACGCTATGTATCAGTCTATCGTCATCAGTAAACTCGGCAGTATTAAAGTCTGAGATGTAGTTTCTGTAGACAGAGTTTAGAATAACATCTAACTCCTTCACGGTAAACGAACCCCCACAGAAATCGCCAATCATAGAGTCACGTACTTCATCTTTAGTAAGACCGAACCTCAGACATCCACAGGTAAGTTTGAATACGAAGTTGTTACGGTTACCTTCAAAGAAACCTTCGCCCTTGTTAATCATCCACTTCTTTAGCTTCTCGTAGACGGTGTTGTTTGTCGTTACCTTGATGGGCATAGCCTCGTACACCTTCTCAACAAACCTGTCATACACATCCCACTTCCTGGCAACATAAATCTTAGGGTCGTAAGACTCAAAGCATATCCTACTGAGGTTTCTTCCTGACGGGTCAAGGTCTTTAAAGTCCTCAAGAAGCGCATCAAAGTGTTCTAAGTGTCTCTCAGGCTCTGAAACTTGAACTAAAGCCTTAACGCCATTACCGCTTGGAGACACCCAACAAGATACTACGTATTTGTTTCTCTTTAGTTCGGCTACCTTGTCAGCGATATTACAGTGGTCAAAGTCCAAGCATATCAATCCCGTGTATGAGATTATGTTGTTGTCGTTACGTGACTTGAATAAGCCCGAAAACAATGGAGACGGAAGGCTCTTCTTAACACTATCACGTTCTTCTCCGCTACCAAGTCTCCTTATCTGCTCAACCTTTCCCCTGCTCTTACCTTGCTTGATTCGTTTTAGAGCTTGACCTACAGTAATCACATGAGAAGAGTCTACATCGAACAGACTCTCGTATATGCTTATCTCTCTTTCAAATATTTCCTTCATTTACTTGCTCTGTATTTCCAACCTTCACCAGCACTTTTGTATGATGGGTTAATATTTATAATCTTCCTGACATAATCATCACCCTCCGACTTAGACTCTTTCTCAGACAAACTTACAGGATTAGTACTACGAACAATATCATAAGCCTCAGACATATCAATATATCTCCACCCTGGCTCTAAGACAGGAACACTGACATCACGCTTCTCAGCATCCCTGAACCATACATGAGTTAGCTTACCCTTCCAATCCTTAACCGTGTTGCCGTTCTTGTCCCTCCATAATCTTGCATTTGATGGTGTACGGTCTTGGTAGTAATCATAGAACTTCTCGGCAATAGATTGGTCGTAACCCTTACCGACAACATAAGATATAACCTCTTCAAGTGTAGGGATTCCTTTTTCCTTTTTCTCTTTTTTATCTTTTTCCCTTTTCTTATTGTATCCCTCTCGTGTACCCTCTTGTGTCTGTTCTTGCGTACTCCCTTGTGTGTTCTCTTGCGTTTCCAATCCGTAACTTATCGGCTCGTAACTATCGTAGTTACAGACAGTTAGGAGTGTGGTTGATTGTTTCCCTTTGCCTATAGTTTGCTTAGTTACCAATCCATCCAACTCAAGCATCTGAAAGAACTTAGTAACTGACTTTGTTCCTGTCTTAAAAATGTTCGCCCAAGTTCTAATACTGTTAGAAGACTGACCCTTATTAACACGGTAGACTTTGTAGCCCAAAGACATCTTACTGTCTGCGTAGTTGACCTCCATAAGTAGCGTAAGCCACCACTTTAGTTTCTTCTCATCAGACCATAGCCAGTGTTCGGCTATAGTCCTATCTATCTTAATCCAACCCATTGCTGTCTTCTTCTCCTCCGTCTAAGAGATTGTTAATTTCGTTCTTCATCTCTATCTCTCTGATTAACCTAGAGCAGTTGACAACCGATCCTAACGCATCGATTAAATCTATCGAAGCTTGACGTATATCTTCATCATCAAAATCTTCTGTTCCCGTAGACATAATTGCGGTGGATAGCGCAAGGAATATACCCTGGAGAGGTGTCCCCTCTGCGTGTTCACTACTTCCAATTTGAAACATAGTATTAACTACTAATGTTAGCTTTTCGTTTAATTCTCTTTCTTCCATTTTAATTTACTTTAATCATTATATATATTAGTATTACTGTTGTTAGGTTCATCATAAACCACATCGGAAAGGTGTATTTCTTAACACTTAGTGTATTTCGCTTGTCCTTACGCCTAACTTGATATCTCTTCATCTTATTTATTTTCTAAATAATTCCAACACAAATCTTCAAGGTCGTGACCTAATTCTCTAAGAAAATTAGTAACATCAATCTCTACATCTTCGTGTTTGAGCGTTTTCGAGTTAAACTTTTTAGTCTTCCAATACACACCCACATTATCAATACTTGCTGGGCATCCTGGGTCACCGCTACCGTCCGAGTAATATAGTACTGTCGCTTCTTCAGGTTGGTAATCAAATGAGATCATCACTTCTGCTTGTTCTATTTCTGTTTCAAATTCCATATTCATCTTATTTATTTTAGTTTAAAGTAACTCGTTAACATATCTCACAAACATAGGGTCTTTTACATCAATAAAGTCATCAGATTTCCTACTCCAGTAAAGTAGTGTCGTTCTGTCCTTACCGAAGAAATCTTTAGCCGCACGCTCCATACTTGATGTTCTACCATACTTTATCTCAGAAGCCTTGTAAATCGCCATCCTCTTTGTAGTGTTGTCAAATCCACGAACATTGTTCTGCTTGGCATCGTACTTAATTTGATTGCACATATTCACAATGTCCGCCTTGATAACATCTACCTCTTGTATGTCTATTGGCTCTGGGATGTATATCTGATTAACCTTGTCAATTAGATTTTCAACAGTCCTACCATTAACACCAATCATATCCCTCCACTTAGTAAGTATGTCAATGATTGCATCCTTCTCTTCTTTCTTCATCTGTCTATCTCTATTAGTATCCCTTCATTAAAAAACATTAAGTCTCCGTGTTCAAACCTATCATCGCCTCGCAAGTTAAGCATTGTCATCGTAAACTCGTATGCGTAATCGTAATCATTTAGCTCTAAGACAATCTTATTGCCCAAGCATTTGAATGTTTCAGCGTCAGGGTGTTCTGCCGCTACACGCACTGTTAGTTTAATACTTTCTTTCATTTCATTAGTTTTTTTAGTTGTTCTACTTTTTTTATCACTATCAAGTCTTTTCCTGTTACCATGTAATTATTGCTATTATAAATGTTCCTACCATTAAAAATATCGCTACGTTAAATAAAACTCTATCCATGATTCTACACCTTCTATCCATCCATCTATACCTGAAGTGTATGGAAACCCTCCTGGAGAAGGTATTTATGTTCCTGTCGTATCCTTGTAGGAAGTAACAAGACAGAGCCACAAACATTGTAATCCCAAATATCCACCACATTATTTCATCAGTCTATATACGCTGAACTTATTGAACTGCCTACCCGTAGCCGTAATGAATCCGTTGCTATTAAGTTTGTCTGCTATCTCTATCAGTTCCAGACCCTTATCCTTCAGTTCACTTGCGTATGGTCGTGCCATCCTAGTATTGCGATTGTTCTTGAATCTCTGTTTTATTACTTCTCCAGACTTTCTCCTACCCTCGTCTGTCAGGTTCTCAGGTGTTCCTAGTGAAGTTATGTTACGACCAGACCTAGACAGGTACATACCATCCTTCCTTATCCTTTCTTTTATTGAAGCAAGACCAGCCTTAGTTCTAGCAGATATAGCTTCAGCTTCACTTTCAGCTACAGATGCTAATAGATTGATAGTCAGCTTGTTAGCGTTAGGATTGTCGCAACAAATAAAGTCAACTCCTGTCCTACTCAGGCTCGATATGAAGTGTACGTCACGGGCAAGTCTGTCGAGTTTAGCTATCAGTAGCTTTGCTCCTGTCTCCTTGCATATCTCGATAGCCTCTGCGAGTATAGGTCGTTCACGCTTCGATGTTCCTGTCTCCTTCTCGGTAAACTCCTCGATGATGTCTCCGTTCCTAGCGTATCCTTGAACCATCCTTACCTGAGCCTCAAGACCAAGACCTGACTCCCCTTGTTTCTTGGTGGAAACCCTATAGTATGCTACGTATCTATTCATCTCAGCAAGTCATAAGGTTGTTGATGTACTGCTCTTGTTGTTCTTTTATTCTCATTGTTTATATGTGTCTATTTATTGAATATAATTCGTTATTTATTTCCTTTTCTGTTTGTAAGTGCTTTAGTATATCACTTGCAGTCGCTTTTTCCCTTACTATATACCAGTAGTCGTAGTCTCCAGTAACCCCGTACTCAGTCTCAATTACCGTGTATATAGATTTCTTGATATGCTCCACATCTATTTCGTCAAAGAAGAATAAGCCTTCGTTGTCCATTCTTTCTATGTCTTTATCGAAAGCCACCCCCTCTATCGTCAACCTCAACTCTATCTCGAATCCATCGTCATCACCTTCTGTATGAATCACCCAATCAACCTGATTGTACTTTCCTTCATCACCTAGTCTGTATATTATGTATTTATTTTTCATCTTTTATCTTTGCTAGTATTAGTGGTTCTTCTGTTTCTGTGGATGGATTGTAGCAATCTGGACACCCGTGATGATACACGTACTGTCTTGTTTCAGTTCCTACCCATCCGCATTTTGAACATTTTACTTTAACGCCATTTTCAGTATAGTACTCCCCATCGACCCCACTATATCCATCAGCCCACTTTAAGTCTATACCGTAGCCTCTTCTCTTCATCATGCTACTCCATGATAGGAATTGTTCTTTACTAAGGAACTCGGCTATCCCGTACTCTCGTCTACCTTTCTTGGTGAGGTGAAATGTTGCTCTTCTCATCTTGAATATCTTATTATTATTATCGCCAGGCACAATGCCATTACTAATATGTTTGCTATCAGTCTAATGTATTTCATGTCAAGAATCTTACTTTTTGTTTCTGAAGGAAGTAATTTGCATCATATGTAGTAA